GTTCTATAAGTAGCCACTTGCTATTTTCTCCTTGTAATCTTGTGCTTGTTGATTTTGCATTCTAAGTTCTGCTTCTTCTTCTCTTTCTTTCCAAAATACTTTTAGTATATCACATACTTCTTTACCTCTAAAACCATCATCACCTATTGCAATATCTACTGCAAGTTTAATCTCTTCTAATGAAAAACATTTTTCCATTTTCTCTCCTTTGTTTATTTTTTTACTCTTGTTCTCTTTCTTAATTTTTCTAATCCCCAAGTTATCCACCATCCATTACCATGTTCATTAAATAACTTATCTCTTTCTTTTAAATATTCAGATTCATTTTTAAATATAAATCCTCTTTTACCATTTTTCATTTTATCATAATAAGACATCATGTAACCACCTCTACTTCTGTATCTAATCCCCATCGTTGCTCATTCATATAAAAAGGGTCACTTGACCTATGCTTAGTAACATATACACTTACTGAACTTGGTGTTTTATTTAATACTATTGCTTGTGTTTGTGAATTATATACTTGTATAAGTTGTCCTTCATTAACATCTTTTAAGTATATTGCTCCTTTAGAAGGCTTTATCTTTGGTTTATCTTTTAATGCTTTACTCGCAAGTTTCGCAATACGGCGCTTGACCTTGTTCCATTGATTCATTATTGTTCTCCTCTACTAGTTTATTTAAATCTCTTTTTATTTTTACTAAGTCATCTTTTATTTTTGTTAAGTTACTACTCATCTCCATATTACTGAATATTTCTGCTGACCTAGATGCATGAACAAGAGATATTATTATAGTTTCTATTTCTGATTTAGTAAACTTTATAGTTGCTGTTGATTCATTCATTTCTATACCTTTATTGTTTTATAATTTGAGGGCGGCCGTTCTTGGTAGTAGAAGAGAGAAGAGAGACTTATATAAATAAGTACCGCCCTCTATCTAATTTACAACCAATATGACTAAAGTAAAAGGGGGAGTTTGGCGCCAACCAATACAATGCAATCAGAGTCCAATATACCACATACTAGGACACAACCATCAGCCTTTCAAATGACTTCTTAAAAAGATTGTCGAAAGACATTATTGTTTAACTCCCCCTTATTATTTACTTATTTTAGAATGGCACGTCAGAATCTAATTCATCAGCAGAAACATCTGTTCCACCTTCCCAAATCTTTACACTTGAGACTTTGAATGTAGACCTAACATCTTGCTCATTAGGAGGTAGATGCTTAGTTTGTGAAGTTACGTAAGTTTCTTTCTTTAACCTTACTAAAACTGCTTTACCAACTACATCATCTTCTTCAATCTGAACAAGTTTCTTTACTTCTACTCCATCTACTTTATCTGATTCCAACTCGACATTAAGATTCTCTAACAATTCAAAATATCTAGAGTTTTTACCACTAGAAGAACTATCAAGAAATATAAATGTACCATTATCTCTGTAAGTTCTATCTTTTAAATGTTCACATGATGAATATTCATGTTGACCATCGTTATCTAGTTTAGGAATAATATTACCTTGTGAATCTGTTGCATAATTGTATCCATCCATTTCAAATAATGGTTGAGTACATTCTTCTACTTCAGATGCTATCTTGTATTGCATATTAATAACAATAGCAGGACCGGCTTTTGTATTTACTTCTCTTGTATCAAGAGTTGTAATATGAGCAGGGTATTCACCCTCTTCAACTGGTTTCCAAGCATTGCTTTCTTTCGGGTTATATACTGCGTCTAGTGTTTTTGGCATTATTTATCCTTATCTTTTTTTAGTGTTGCATATTTAGTTACTAGTTTATTGTATTCTTCTACAAACTTAGTTTGCTTATCATCAGGAGTAGTATTTTTACCACCTCTCATGTACAACATTGGAGTAACTTCTTTTTTATCTTTAGTTACAAAGATATATGTAGGAGCAGATTTACGTTTACTAATTCCACCAGATTTCTCTAATGATTTAGTAGCTGCTTCTGACAATATACCTTTCTTCTTTAAGGCTTCTATATTGCTTTGTTTTTGCATTATTGTCCTCTCTTTCTTTCTGTTATTGTGAATGTGTGAAATGAAGGGTTTATTGTGATTTGTCTTTGGTCTGTGCTAGTAAATACCATCATAGGCTTACCATTTAATAATTTATTACCAAGATATTTCACTCTTTGATGTTCTCTCCCATCACTTAATCCAATTGTATATAGTTCATTTTCTTGTAACAAACTATCATTGTTTTGTTTAACTGGAATCATTTACTCTCCTTTTGTTCTTTTACTTCTCTTTCTAGCTTAGCGAATGATGCTTTATAATTCGCAGTATTGATAGTATCATCTTCTATTAGCTCTTTGATTTGCTCTAGTTTCTCTTCACTTATCTCTGAAGCAAGAACTAGTATATCACTTTTTTCTAAATCGGATAATTCTAAATCATCTACTTGATTACGATAAACATCATCTGCAATGTTCATATACATATTAAATGCTTTCTTAATTGCATCTGTATTAGCTGCTTTAACATCATTACCAATATCAACAAAGTCATTTGTACCTCGTTGCTTTTGTATACGATGAGATGCTGTTACATCACATTCTCTCCAGATACCTTCGTCATAAAACTTTAGTCTACCATGCACAACATATGCTTCACTACCTAAGACTTCTGTATTTACAACTTTCCAACTCCAACCTGGAAATTCTTTATCTGCAATCTCTCTCATATAAGAATACTCTACATATTCCATACCCATTTTCTTTTTGATAAATGGTTTAGGAGTTTTGATATTAGATACATTTTTGTGCTTATCAGTTATTGCCTTTCTTACAAGTTCAATACTTTCTAGATTTTCTATTTGTATTATATCGCTCATTTTTGTTCCTTTATTTTAGTTTACTTGGACATATTGTTTTATAGTTACAATACTTACATTCCCAATCTTCATATGGTACACCAAATTGCCAACCGGGCCTTAGCTTTTCTTCAAACAATCCACTTTTCATAGTATAAGAGAAACTATTTAGTTCATCCCAATAATCTGTAGCTTTATCAATCCATTCATCTGCATATACTTTTACTTCTCTAATCATACTAGTATTCTTATTATAAAATACTAAAAACATATTTAGTTCTTTTACATCTAATTCTTCTTTTATTGCCATACCATATGTTGCTAATTGCATACGATACTTATCAAACTCAAATGTAGGTTGTCTGTTTTTCTTTATACCAAACATAGTAGACCACTTGTAAGCAGCTGAAGTTTTAAGGTCATAAAGATTAAATACACCATCTTCTTCTATATACTCACCAATGTCAAGTGTACCTGTTACATTATATTTATCAAGATTTACTTTTTTTTCTGAAAATATATGTATTTTTTTATTTATTATTTCTTTTGCATTCTCTTCTAAATGATGTGTTATTGCATCTTCAAAATCTTTATGAACAACTGTACCAAGTCTTAATATCTTATATGAATTATCATCCATATCATCTTGTGGATAATCTTCAAGTCTATACATTTGCTTACGATAACAACTACCTGCTGATGATGCATGAAACTTACCATCATTCCTTGCTTCAGCATTTTCTGCATTTTTATACTTTAAAAAATTTAAATATATCTCATGTATATTCATACTCTCTCCTTTCTCTAAATTTAACAATATCTTAGGTTACATACAACAGAATAATGTAGAACAGAGGCCCGAAGGAATTGAAAGCCCCTGCTCTACGACGGCCTTAGCCAATATTTACTGTAACTGTACCATACCTATCACCAAATAACTTAGAACATATTCTACAATTTTTATGCGTCACTTCTCTTTTATCACCATCAGCTACTCTTTCAGTATATATGTTTCTATAAGTTTCTTCTTTATGTTCCATGTATTTTTGTTCGCACAGACTACAAAAGTATATCGTACTCATGAAGCTGCTAATCCCCAAAAGAAAAATGCTTTTATGTTACGTTTACCTTTGTAACCTTCTTTTTCTTTTATTGCTTTTAATACTGCTCCTTTTATTTCTATACAATTCCATAAATCCCATTTAGTTCCATCCATTGTATTATCTACAAATTTCCAAAACTTTTTTGTTCCATATCTAGGATGTTCTTTTACTATTTTAAATCCACCAGATGTAGATATTGTACCATTATATCCATCATGTCCGTATTCATATTCTGCTTCTTCTACTAATTTATCGTATGCTTCTCTTGCGCTTTTAAATCTACCTAATGCAAAGTCTGTTCTATCAAATGCTCCCATTATTTTATCTCCTCACTTAGTTTATATAAGTCTTGTTGCAAATCATCAAAAAGATTTTCAATATCTTTACACAAATCAATCATTGATTGGTATTGTATATTTAATTCATTTGATAGGTTTCTGATTTTATCTAACTCTTTTTCTACTTGTTTATCCATATTTTACCTCTAGTTTATTATAGTTTCTTATGCATTGATACCATTTGTTTTTATCTAGTGTAGACATTGCTCTTGCTTGTGGACTAAGCATATTATACTTACCCTCTGTTTGTATTTTTTTATATTCTTCAAACTCTTCTTTTGTTACTTCGTATGACATTATTCTTCCTCCTCGTTATTTATTCTTCTATTAATATAATTTTGTGCATAAGTAGTAACTGCTACTACTTCTTTTTCATCAAGACCTATTTCTTTTGACAACCTCATCATCATTACAGAGAAAACAATTTTATCGGGTTTTGCTTTACTCTCATTAAAACCATGTGCTGCAAGTAGCTGCAAACTTACAAATGCAGTCATGTCTCCAAGTATCTTACATATTTTATCTTTATTCATATTGTCTCCTAACTATTATTGTTCATGAATTGTAAAGCGTGAAGTCTCCAGATATATTCTGGCTTACCATAGATACCTTTTCTTTTATCAGGTGTTTTCTCTAGATGTCCTTCTTTAGTCAAGTCTGTTATAGACCTACGAACAGATGTAATCAATGTACCGACAGGTAATGCTAACATTACTTGTGATGGTGATGCTGACTTATTCTTCTTAAAATAATCAAGTATCTTTTGTTGTTGTGATTTTGCTTTCTGATGTGATTCTTTTAAATCATTACCAGTTTCATTAGTTGTGTTATAATACATTATCTCTCCTTTATTGTTATTTAAAATTTATGGGGTGAATGTGTGAATCGCGGAATCCAACAAAACATGACGTTGTTTTTATCCACCCCAAATGATGTCAACAGAGGTTCTGTAACCATTTAACATCATATTGTATACCATATGCTCTGTTTAGGTGTCAAGGTACAGAGCAGACCTTGTTAGAGTAACAATACGTAGGGCGATATCTTCATTACGGCTACAACCTACTTGCTCTCTGGTTAAATATTAAGGGACTTCCTACTATCCATTATCATTTACACTGCCGTAAAAAATAATAATTTCATATTTCAGTCAGTCCCTCAATAAAAGAAATGACAGTTTTCGTTTGAAAGTGTATCACTGCCAAAAACACTTGCGTTAATTTCTTGGTGGCCTCCCCAATAGATTAACTTGAATAGTGCATCTTGTATCCTGTAAGAAATCCTGTGTCTTCATCTTCCCAATTTACTATACTAAACGTAACAGCACAATTATCTTGAACATAGATTATATCATCCCATTCAATGTTGTTCCAATATCCATGTTGCAGGATTCTACCATCAGAACAATCTTTAAATCGCAAGTCTTTACGTCTATATCCTTTTATACCAAGCAGTAACATTACCTTATGCTCGATAGGATGTGTTGGAGTATCAAACTCTAGATTGTGTGATTCCATGCTTACTCCTTTTGTGCATTATCTTTATCTTACCACTAGTTATAAATATAACTGTGTTTCTATTATGCATATCGACACCAACTATCTTATCAGGTATCATTGTTTCAAAGTCCTTTATTGTGAACATTAGTTCCTCCTATTATTATGTGGTTTATTGTGAAATTTAATGATGGCTATGGACATTTCTCTCCATTATTTAAACATATGTGCAGCGCACCATCAATCTTAAAGTGTATGCCCAAGTGATGCAAAAAGTAGTATATATATAGTAATAAACACTCTATACGACACACTCTGCACACTCTTCGACATTCTTATGACAATTAAAGTAATAATTAATAATTAAATAGGTTGTGGGGGCTACGTTATCACCCCCATCCTATGTTATCCTACTTTGCCAACTTCGATTGGTTTATCTTCTGCTGGTGTGTAGATGCTATTATAACCATCTTCTACACAATAGTCATTAATGATTCTAAGATTAGCATCAAGCTCTCTTCTCATATCATTCTTGTTACCTATTCTACCAGCAAACTTATTCCATTGTCTCTGAGTGCTGGCTCCTAGTATCTTAGGCAAAGCATTCAACTTAACCTTCTTAGCTAGTCTTACATAGAAGTCTCTATCAATGACTTCACTATTACTAACTTCTGATTGTATCATCTCATGAAAGTTCATACTTGTTTCTCCTTATTAATTAATCAAATAAAATACAAATCAAAAATAACGTAAATTCTATTTACGAAATCCCCCGTATAGGGGGTATACTATGGGAAAAAGGGTGTATTTCAAAATCCTACAATTTTTTTGGATAACAACTTGGTCATCGCTTGACATTGATTTGACTTATGTATTAGATTCTGGGCGGTGGTTGGGTAAAGGATTAATATAATGTGTAGTAGAAAGATAAAACATAATGGCTGAAGAATATAAAGAACTAAGTAGATTAACCTTAGATGAGCAAGAAGACGTTCTTCGTACCATGTCTGAGTCATATTATCCCATACAAATTAATGATAGAGTCTATATGATACCTGAAGAGGTAAACGACCTTATAGATAGATTAGTACAAAGATTAGAACGTAATGGACATCAAGTAAATATAGGAGACTTAATTGGAGAAACAGACAATTAAAGGAGTGCCTCACTATGTATATGATACATATGAGGAGTTTAAAGAAAATTGCCCTAGTGAAGAATTACATGATGATTGGAGAACTGGTAATGAAGGAGATTGGGTAAAGTCTGATGATGGTAGAATTATACAATTATTAAAAGTAAGTAAAAATGTAAACCACCCAGGCGACAGAAAGAACTATAAATACGCTAATGGATGGGTAAGAACTGTTGTTGGTAGTTTTTTAAATAGGCATACAGTTAAAATGGATACTGATTTTTCACAACATCCTAATAGGTATACGTTTAGTAAAACAATTAAAGATACAAGTAAACGAGTAAAAGAACGTACTAAGGTAACAAATAAAGAAAAACAATTTGCTACTAATGTTGTTGTAGGTATGGGAGCTGTAAAAGCATATCAAAAAGCATACAATGAAATGTCAAAAAACAAAGCTGGTAAGAAAGCAGCTGTATTACTTAAACAGGAAAGAGTTATGAAAGAAATAGAAAAGTCAGTATTAGACGTTGCAAAAGGATTAGGTATAGACCACGAGTATATATTAGAAAAACTAAAACATCTTGCTGATTATAGTGAAGATGATAATATTATATTGCAATCAACAAAAGAATTAGGAAAGATAGTGGGTACATCTGGAACTAATGTTAAACAAATAGAGACTGGTATAGTTGGAATGTTTCAAGGATTTGGGTCTGAAGATGTTCAAATAGCTGGTAGAACAAAACAATTAAAATCAGTAGAAGAGGAATAATATGATACAAAAAGATGCAGACAATAATATAGTTGGATGTGATAAATGCGGTTCTAGAAATATAAAAAAAGATGGATGGCAGTATTGGGCAAAGGGTAAAAAAAGACAAAGATGGCATTGTAAGGCTTGTAATAAAAAAATGCTTAATCCTAAGATTATTGAAAAATCTCCATTCCAAGCAGAAGAAAGACCAGTCGATTTTGTACCTATAGATGAAATAATAAAACATAGAGAAAAACAATACAATCAAAAATTAAAAGCTAAAAAGTCTAGAAAGTTAATTAATATTAAAATTAATCAAATGGGGCCTATAGGGATACTCCATTTTGGTGACCCTCATGTAGATGATGATGGTACAGACTTAGCTGAAATATATTCATTATGCGATTTAGTTAATAAAACAGATGGATTATTTGGAGGTAACTTAGGAGATATACAAAACAATTGGGTAGGTAGACTTCAAGCATTATATGGACAACAATCAACATCTGCAAAAGAATCATGGAGACTTACAGAACATTTTGTTAATCAAGTAGATTGGTTATACTTAGTAGCAGGTAATCATGATGTATGGAGTGGAGATGGTGACCCACTAGAATTTATAATGAGAGAACATAGTGGTGTATATGAACAATGGGGAGCAAGACTTAATCTTATATTCCCTAATGGAAAAGAAATACGAGTAAATGCTAGACATATGTTTAAAGGTAATTCAATGTGGAATACAGCTCATGGAGTAGCAAAAGCAGCTCAGATGGGATGGAAAGACCATATACTTACTTGTGGACATACTCATGTATCAGGTTATCAAGTATTAAAAGATGCAGCTAGTGGACTTATTAGTCATGCATTGCAAGTAGCCTCATTTAAAATAATGGATAGTTATGCAGACAAACTTGGGTTAGATGATAAAAATATCTTTAATGCTCCAGTTACAATCATAGACCCCTACTTTGAAGATGATGATAATAGATTAATTACTACTATCTTTAATCCATATGAAGGTGCTAAGTTTTTAGAATATAAAAGAGAACAATGGAAAAAATCGAAACAGAAATAATTATAATACCAATACTTTCATATTGGGGATTAGCAAATAAAGGACCGAATCAACATTCACATCATCAACAAGGTCGTAAATCACAAAGTTATAAACAATGGAAGTTTACTATAGATGGCAAATATAAATACACAGAACGTAAACGAAGCTGAAGAAGCTCTAAAACTTGCATACACAGACTTA